TAATTTTCGTTTGACATTTAAAAATTAAGGTGCTATAATAATAGCAATTAGTAGAGGAATCTTATTTTGTTTAAAAAAGCGGCAGTCTTTACAGACATACACTTTGGTCTAAAAGGCAACAGCAAAGTTCACAACAACGATTGTGAAGAATTTGTAGATTGGTTTATCGACCAAGCAAAGTTGAATAATTGTGAAACTGTTATTTTCTGTGGCGATTGGCACCATAATCGTAACAGTCTGAATCTTACAACAATGGATGCAACACTGCGTAGTTTAGAAAAACTAGGTAGTAATTTTGAAAAATTTTACATGTTTGTAGGTAACCATGATTTGTATTACAAAGACAAACGCGAAGTTGCTTCAACAATGTTTGGGAAACACATTCCAGGCGTTACATTTGTAGATGAAATATTTGAAGAAGATGATGTAGCACTTGTTCCTTGGCTTGTAGGTGACGAGTGGAAAAAGATTGAAAAAATTAAAGCCAAATATATATTTGGACATTTTGAACTTCCACACTTTTATATGAACGCTATGGTACAAATGCCAGATCACGGCGAACTTAAAGGCGAACACTTTAAAAATCAAAAGTATGTGTTTAGTGGACATTTTCACAAACGACAAAAGCAAGGTTCAATACATTACATTGGTAATGCATTTCCTCACAACTATGCAGATGCGTGGGACGACGAACGTGGTATGATGATTCTTGACAAGGAAAATGATGCAGAACCAGAATATATTAATTGGCCAGATTGTCCTAAGTATCGTACAGTTAAACTAAGTCAACTAATTGACGAAACAGAAAAACTTATTAAAAGTAAAATGTACCTTCGTGTTACATTAGATTTACCTATTAGTTTTGAAGAATCAAATTTTATTAAAGAAACATTCTTAAAACAATATGGCTGTAGAGAAATTACTCTTATTCCGCAAAAGCAAATTGAAGAAATATCAACAGATTTAGACATTGAACAATTTGAAAGTGTAGATCAAATTGTTGCAGGTGAAATACAAGAACTCGATACAGAAAACTACAACAAGAAGATGCTGTTAGACATCTATAATGGACTAGAACATTAATGATTCGTATTAAGGATTTAACTGTAAAAAACTTTATGAGTGTGGGTAATCAAACCCAAGCTGTTGACTTTAACGGAGAACAGCTAACTCTAGTGCTTGGCGAAAACTTAGACCAAGGAGGTGACGATTCTGGATCCCGTAACGGTACAGGCAAAACAACGATAATCAATGCATTATCCTACGCTTTGTACGGTCAAGCACTGACCAACATTAAACGAAATAATCTTATTAATAAGACTAATTCTAAAGGAATGTTGGTCACCCTTCACTTTGAAAAAGATGGTCAAGATTATAGGATCGAACGGGGACGTTCTCCAAATATTCTTAAATTTTTTGTTAATGATCACGAGCAAGATCTAACTGACGAATCACAAGGTGATAGTCGGCAAACACAGCTAGACATTAATAATTTACTAGGTATGAGTCACGATATGTTTAAACATATTGTTGCATTAAATACCTATTCAGAGCCATTTTTATCAATGCGTTCGAACGATCAAAGAGATATTATCGAACAGTTGTTAGGTATTACTATTCTTTCTGAAAAAGCAAACAAATTAAAAGAAGAAATTAAAAATACAAGAGATTCTATTACAGAAGAAACATTAAAAATTAATGCTATTCAAACAAGTAATGAAAAAATTGAAGCAAGTATTGAACAGCTACTGAGTAGACAACGTGCATGGATTTCTAAAAAAGAACAAGATTGTAGAAAATTACAGCAAGGTATTAGTGAACTAGAAAAATTAGATATTGATGCAGAATTAGATTCACACGAAAAACTTTCAAACTGGACTGAATTAAACACAGCAATTACAGCTCTTAATAAAGAAAAAAGCACACTGGAGAGTGCATTATTACGTGCCACTAAGAGTGTAGAAAAAGCAGAAAAAGACATCGGAGAATTAGACGATGCTACTTGTTATACATGTGGACAAGCACTTCATGCAGATAAAAAAGCAGAAATTGAAGCAAGAAAAAACAAAGAATTAAGTGATGCAATTTCTTATCAAACAGAAGTTGCTGGCAAGTTAGATGATGTTATGAAAGGTTTGGCAGAAATAGGCAATATTAACGGACGACCTAACACATTTTATGAAACTGCAAAAGAAGCATACGAACACAGAAACAACGTAGATAATTTAAAACAAGCATTGCTAAGTAAAGAGCAAGAAGATGATCCTTATATAGTACAAATTGATGATTTAAAAGAAACTGCATTACAAGATATTGATTGGTCTAATGTAAATGATTTAGAGACTTACAAAGATCATCAAGAATTTCTACTAAAACTATTAACAAACAAAGATAGTTTTATTCGTAAAAAAATTATTGATCAAAATCTTGCATATTTAAACAATCGGCTAACATATTATCTTGATAAACTAGGTTTACCACACCAAGTAGCATTCCAAAACGATTTAAATGTAGAGATTACTCAACTAGGACAAGATTTAGACTTTGATAATCTTTCAAGAGGGGAACGTAATAGACTTATCCTAGGTTTGAGCTTTGCATTCCGCGATGTTTGGGAAAGTTTATACCAAAATATTAATCTATTGTTTATTGATGAACTCATCGATAGCGGTATGGATACCGCTGGTGTCGAAGGCTCTCTCGGAGTACTTAAAAAGATGGCAAGAGAACGTCGAAAAAACATTTATCTTATTAGTCACAAAGACGAATTAGTAGGAAGAGTAAATCATGTTTTACGAGTTGTAAAAGAAAACGGCTTTACTAGTTACGCAAACGATTTAGAGGTAGTTGATTAATGCTTACTGATTTTTTTACTTTATTTCCAACTACTGTTGCTAGATTTGAATACGAAAATCATAATAAATTTAAAAATGACTTGTTGAATTTATTAGATACAACAGACGATGTTAGAGTTGACAAAGTACTAAATTCAAAGCATTATTTTGAAGGAAATTCCAATTATTTAGATTTTGATATATTTCAGGACTTTAAAAAATTTTTAATCAACAGTGCAAATTCGTATTGTAAAGAATTAATGAGATACGAAGTTAATAATATTATTACAGAATCATGGATCAATCAAACTGACACAAACTATCATCAGTTTATGCACAATCACGGAAACAGTTTTCTTAGTGCAACTTATTATGTTAATTACGACAGTAAAATACATAGTCCTATTGAATTTCAAAATAACAGGCATAAACAAACACAGTTGCCCTATTTAATGATACGTCCTTTTGAATTTAACGATTTAAATTCTTTAGGTTGGCAACCGCCAAACTTAACTGAAGGACAATTATTAATTTGGCCTTCAAACTTAGAACATGGGTACGGTCCAAATCTAGGTGACAATAGAATTAGCATTGCTTTTAATTTCTTACCAGAAAATATTAACAACGGTGTTTACAAATTTAAATTAAGTAAGGCATAATGGAAGACGATATACACGATCAACTAGTACAGGCATATTTAGAATATTTTGCTGCAAACGAAGTTTGGGAGCGTAAAAAATCTGTGCGTTCGTATGCTATTGTACAGCAATGTATAAGAAAAGTTCGAACACTGGCAGACAAAAGAAACAAAGAAATTAGGCACATACACCAAACCAGAAAAGACAAAAAATAAAATAGGCATCGGTAAGTAAGTTCATGCAGTGGACTTATGAAGGAAAACAAATTGATATAATACCTGACGAGTATGAAGGATTTGTTTATCTCATAACCAATCTTACCACTGGGCAAAAGTACATAGGCAAAAAATTAGCAAAGTTTAAGACTACAAAGCCACCACTCAAAGGCAAGAAGAACAAACGCAGAGGCTATAAAGAATCAGATTGGCGTGACTATTGGGGATCATCTGATAGACTCAACGCTGACGTTGAAGCACTAGGCCCAGAAAACTTCACAAGAGAAATATTATACCTATGTAAAGGTAGAGGCGAAATGTCCTACATAGAGGCACGAGAACAGTTTGACCGCCGTGTATTAGAGAGAGATGATTATTACAACGGAATTATAAATGTTAGAGTTGGCGGTTCAGATAAACTTAGGAAAGCGTTATTAGAGCATGGCAAGAAGACTAGATTGGACCAAGGCACGAGCTGACACTATTAAAGGTGAGCTAATTGCATCACAGATACAAGAAGTAGGCTCAAGACAAGACAAATACTACAAATATAAAAACGACGTAGAAACTCAAAAAAAATTATTAGAACAAGGCATTTGGCCAACTGGTAAACACGCAGGCAAAAAACTTTCTGAACTTAGTGAAAGTTATCTAGTATGGGCAGGTTTAAAACTTAAATCTAAGCATATGAGATACGCAGCTAATAATGAACTTCTAAGGCGCTATCATTCCGGCGAAATAAAACTTTAACTAGGCAAACCAATCCAACACATAAGGTTAGCGGGCCAGATTGAAAATACCGCTGTGGAAAAACCTATAGAAATATAGGACACGTAACATACTGATGAGCCTATCTACAAACTTGGGGTTTTCGTTGGTATAGATAGAATGTTGGCTGTCGAAAAACTGCACATTGTACATAAAAACCGTATGCACAGGAACGAAGCAACGGGTAGCGAAAGCGATGTCGACGTAGGTATGGGAAAGGTCAGAGCCCATTGTACAGCAGAAAACACCTACTTCCAAGTCTCGGCTGTGACGAACTCACATGAAGCTAATTTTGAGACAGGCTGGAACCGTAACAGGTTCCGTCTGACTGAAACAATCTACATGAAACTTAGACATTAACACTTCGTGTTAATGTTTTTCTCATATAAATCAATTCACTTATACATAATTAAATACGAAGTAAATAGTTTGAGCGATAGCGAAAACTTTATTCGCGTAGCGAATAACATAAATACTCAGTATAGTTTAGGATTATCAAAATGCGTATTAATGATATTGTAAGTGAAACCCAGATTGATGAATTAAATGCTCAAGATGTTGGGCGAGCAGCAGCAAAAGGTGCTAAAGCTCTTGGAAAAGGAGTAAAGGCTGTTGGAGGAGCAGTTGGTAGTGCTGCTCAGGGATTTACTAAAGGATTTGCTGGTGAGTTTACTGGTAAAAAATCTACTCCGGCTGCTGGCGCAGCGCCTACAGCGCAAAAGAAAACACCAATGCCTGGAAAAACAAAACCTGCAAGCGGCGCAATGAATTTAGATTCAATAAAAACTGCAATATCAAAACTAAATCCTAAACAACAACAAGCATTAAAGCAGCAATTGGCCAGGGCATAAAAATGAGAATTACAGAAATTAATCAACGCAAACTAATCACAGAAAGCTGGAACGATCCTAAACTATCATTACTAGAATCTCGTGTTATTATTCCATTTGTTGAAGACATTGAACGTTATATTGTTGAAGCTCAACTAAGTCCTGATCAAATTAGTCAACTGTTTACTAGTGCTGAACAAGGAATGACAGCTGGCGGTAAAAATAGAACTGCAATTGGCAAAGGCAAAGATGCCGCAGGTGCTGGTGTAGATGCAATTAAAGGCGCTGCTACATTTATTGACGGAAAAATTAATGAACTAGGCCGTGCATTACAGAAAGCAGGAACTGTTCAAAATGCCGATGCTAAGTTTAAAGAATTAAAAGCTAAAATTGGTGCTACTGATAGTAAGGTTGCTAAAGCAATACAAGGTGTTAGTGATTGGGCAAAGGAAAATCCAGGCAAGGCATCAATTGCAGTAGGTATCCTAACCACAGCGGCTGCTATGGCAGGCGGTCCAATGGGAGGTGCTGTAGCAGGTTTCCTTGCAAGAGCAACTAAAGATTTATTACAAGGTGCAGACCTTTCAACAGCAGTTGGCAAATCAATTAAAACAGCAGCATATGGTGCTCTTGCTGGTGCTGCATTTAAGTATATTTCAGATAACATTATTGATAACATTGCTTCTGCAGATGCAGCTGAACTTGCTGACATGCAAGCAGGATTGAAAGATGCAAATTACATAAATGCCAAAGCAGATATATTGTCTGATATAGGACAGCCTGTAGACGTATTAGACAATGCTATGCGTTATAATGCAACAGGTAATGTAAATTCGTTTTACTTTAACTACGACACAGTAGTACCACCAGATATGCAAGGACAGTTTGAGGCAGCGCGGGGGGCAATGGATGCTGCAAAACTTGGTACTAAAGAATTTTATACTGCGGCTGCTAAATTTCACGACTTCATGGGCAGCTTGCAAAATTCTGCAGAAGCAAAAAATTTAACAGCAGCATGGGATGCTATTAAACAAATTCCTAAAGACGCACTTACTGCTGGTCAAACAGCAGAATTACTAGCACAGGCAAATTCAAGTGAAGCACTAATAAGTGCTATAGAAGCTGCCGGCACTAGTGCAGCATCAGTTGTACAAGGTGCTTTAGCAACAGTAGATGATAATGCTAAAAAAGCACAACAAGCAAAACCAATTGACCCTGCAGAAAAGAAAGAATTAGAAGCAGGAGCAGAACAGAAAGAAAGTAAGAAACTTACAAATCTACAAATTGAAACATTAATTGAATGGTGCGATGACACTCCTGAAGTACTTACAGAAGGGCCATTAGATGCACTTAAAAAAGCAGGCAGTGCAGTCGGCGGCGCTCTTAAGAAAGGTGCAGCAGCAGTAGGTGCTAAAGCAGCACAAGTTGGCAAGAACATAACTACCAAAGTTACTGCTGACAAGCTAAACAAAGCATGGAACAAAGCAGGCAAACCAACTGATTCAGATGAAATAGCAAATATTTTACGCCAAGCAGGTGTTAGTGATGATGTATTAACACCAATTTACAAACAGTTTGGCGCAAAACTACCTCCAGTATCTAAACCTGCTGAAAAACCTGCTGCAACAAAAGCACAACCAGCACAAGCAGGTGCAGAACCAAAAGCACAAGCAGCACAAGCAGGTGCAGAACCAAAAGCACAAGCAGCACAAGCAGGTGCAGAACCAAAAGCACAAGCAGCACAAGGTAGCGGACAACCTGCTGCTGAACCCACTGACTTTAAAGGTATTCAGCAAGCAGTTGCTAAATTAAATCCACAACAAAAGCAAGAATTAATTAAACATATCGATTCTTTAGGCGCACAAACGCCTGCAGCAGGTAACAATGCAGCACAACCAGCACAAGGCACAGCACCAACTGGTAATGCACCTGCAAATGCTAAAACAGCACCAGCACAAGGCACAGCACCAACTGGTAATGCACCTGCAAATGCTAAAACAGCACCAGCAGCAGATAAAAATGCCGCAGCAGGCGACACTTACGAAAAAGCCAAAGGTGATATTCGTAAAGTACAAGGCGGTTCAAAACCAATGCCACCTAAAACAGCAGCAAATATCGATGCTGCACTTGCTAAACTAGCAAAAGGTGATAAAGAAAGTGGTGTATGGGCTGCACAAAGAATTATGAATTTTGCTAAAGCAGGTGTTGACGTTAGTAAACAACAACAAGCATGGATTGCAAATTCAAAAGCAGGCGAAAGATTCTTAACACAGAGCACTTACTTTGAAATTAGTAGTATGTTACGTGAACACGGATTACGTTGGAGTGATTTAGGACTACGTGTGCATTTGTTAGAAGGTACAAATGCTTATATTGGCATAAGCCAACTCTAATTAGAAGAATGGGAGACCACTTTTCTTTGTAGTCTCCAAGTTTTCTTTAATAATTCCTGAAATAATTTCTTTATCTTCGTTAGAAAGTGCAAATGCTTCGTCTAGCGTGATTCCTCCTCGCATAAACCAACAGATTTTTAGTAAGTCTGCTCTAATAGCCTTTTGCTCTCGTTCCATATTACGGACCTCATCTAAAATTTCCTCGAGAGTCCAAGATAAGATCCTTATGCGAAAAAATTTGATTGGTCAAATGTTATTGGAACTTCAAAAGTTGCTGGTGCACCTTTTTCAATATCCTCGTCTGTACTCTCAACCTTTAAAGGCTCAATTTCAAATTTCTTTTTTTGCTCTTCTAAAAATTCTAATACTGCATTAAACACTTCTTTATCAGAATTTTGTAAAAATTCTTGAATATGTTCTGGATTAGTTACTTCAGTTTCGTCTACTGTGATGCTGTAAACGCTTCTTCCTAAAGTGTCAATAGTTAGATCTGTTAATTTTCTAAAACTATCATTAAATCTAGCTAGTTTTTCTTCTTCTGGAATAGTATCGTCATTAACTAAACTAAACACACGCTGTTCTTCGAATGTTTTTAAGTTACTTTTAGTAAATTCTTCATATGTTAGTGGTCTAATTTTAACTAACATATTATTAATTTCAAGTTCACTTTCGTATTCTACTGTGACAAGTTTACTTAATACATTTCTTAGATCTAATGTATAAGTTCTTTCATCACCTACGTTAGGAACCTTTGTTGTAACTTCTAAACTTTCACCATAAGTTGCAATACGTATTGCAATTAGTATAGCATCAAGATCAACACTCGGCATTTTCCAAGGGTCTTTAATATTAGGAACACAACTTTTAATAACATCAACTGTTGCTTGCCCGTTTAGCAATGCATCAGGAGTTTTAAAAACTAATTCGTCTTTTGCAGTCATTGCGAAAACTGGTAATTCTCCAGTTTCTGGAATATCAACAGCACCTGGAGGATAATATCTTCCTTTGCTAGGCAACGTAACATAAACTTTAGGCTGTCTAAAGAACTTCTGTAACGGATTGCCTGCTTGAGACTTTCCTGCACCAGCTGTTAATGGGTTAAATTCTGCCATGTTTGTCTCCGTATAAATACATTATGTAAATATGTATCAAATATATTTATGTGCGCATATAACTCGGGTTGAAAGATTTGGCTGAAGAAATCGAAATTATTAACGTTGGCGGCGAGTCAGGTGTTGCTAGTGAAGCAACACTAAAACAATTACTTGCTGCAATGAATCGTATGGCGGGCGGCGGCTCTAGCGGTGCTGCGGCAGAAGCTAAGGCACGTAAGCTAGCCAACGATGCAATGTCAGCAGGTACCCAGCTAACAAAAGAATCTAATAAAGCTACAGAAGATGACATAACAGCTACTAAAAAAGCAGCAAGAGCAACTAACGAACTGTCTGAAAAGATGGGAAGACTTGCTGCACAAGGTGTTAAACAAGCAGCAGAATCGTTATACGAATTAGGTAAAACAATTGTAGGCGGCACCACTTCTAATATTGCTGATTTTACAAAGCACATTCCTGTATTTGGCTCAGCATTAACTTCATTAGCAAGTATTGTTGACGAAACTGTTGATTCTTATAGATCTTTTTCTGAAATAGGCGCAGGATTTGGCGGTTCGCTAACAGAAATGCGTCGAGCTGCTGCTGATTCAGGTATGTATTTAGACGAATTTGCTCAATTTATGGCAAACAATTCGTCTACAATGATGCTATTAGGAACTACTGTAAGCGAAGGTGCTAAACGATTTAATAATATGAACGCAGCAATTCGATCATCAGGTGATTTAGAAGGATTAGCTAAACTAGGCTTTACATTAGTAGATGTTAACGAAGGTATGGCCGAATATGTTGAACTACAAGGAATGATGGGCCATCTACAAGGACGTAGTACACGAGATTTAGCTAACGGAAGTGCGCAATACTTAGAACAACTAGACAGATTATCTAAATTAACAGGTAAAAGTCGAAAAGAACTTGCTGAACGCATGGCTCAAGAAGCCGGAGACTATCATACTCAAGCAATGTTAGCTGGTATGAGTGCAGAACAACAAATGGAATATCTAGGAGCACTAGAAGAAGTGGGCGCAAGAATGCCTTTCTTAAAAGATGCTGTTAAAGACCTAGCAGACGGTGTTGCACAAACACCATTAGGACAGAAACTACAAGCATTTGCTCCAGCAGTAGCAGAAGCCGCGGCTGCACTAGGTCGTGGAGAAATATCTCAAGCTGAGTTTATGCGTCGAATGCATACTGAAGGCGGTCCACAGCTACGAAACTTTGTAAACAACTTGAGTGCAGCCCAACGAGCTGCATTAGCAACTGAAGAAGGCTTTGGAGAATTGTTTGGTGGTATGGGAGAGCTTAACAAATTCCTCGAAGCAAGCTATGATCCAGCAGCAGCCAAAGCAGAACAGGATGCTGCTAAAGCTAGACAAGAAAAATTACTACAATTTGATAATACTATCCGCGAAGTGCGTGAAAAAATTAAAATGGCACTAATTGATAGTGGAATATTTGATTTATTACTTAATACTATTGGTATGGTAGCCGATGGAATTAGTTCAATTGCACAAGCCATTGCAGGATTTACTGAAAAAATATCTAATGGAGATGTTATCGGAGCACTTAAAGATTTGTTAGGTGGAGCACCGGCTATTGCAGCCGTTGTAGGCGGAATTGCTGCTTTATTTGCTGCTAAAGCAGTAGCAGGAGCATTAGCTAGTGGCATTGGCGGTATGATGGGTAAACTAACAAGCGGAATTAGTAATAAAATTGGCGGCATGTTTGGTAGCGGAGCCGGCCCAGCATCTCAAGCAGTGTCTTCAGCGCCTAAAGGCGGCAGTAAAGGCGGCGGATTTGCTAAAGGTGCAGGCAACGCCGGCAAAGGCATTGGAAACTTTATAGGAAACATGGGCTCAGGCATCATGAAAGGTGCTGCTGCAGGGCTTAGAGCGTTTGCTAACCCGGCAATACTTGTTGGCGCAGGTATACTTGCAGGTGCTATTGTATTAATTGGAGGCGCTATTGCAGGTGCTACGTGGCTATTAGGCAAAGCGTTGCCAAGTCTTGCAGAAGGATTAGAATCATTTGGTGATATAGACGGCGGAAACTTATTAAGAGTAGCTGGAGGTATGGCTGCACTAGGCGGAGCACTAGCAGTATTTGGTGCAGGAGCAGCCGTGGGTGCTATTGGTAACACAATAGCAAACATTTTAGATGCACTTCCAGGCAAAGGGCCACTAGAAAAACTAGTTGAATTTTCAAATGTTCCAATTAATGCTGCAAAAGTTAAAGCAAATGCAGAAGCATTAAGTGCATATGGTAAAGCACTTGCTGCACAAGGCGGCGGCGCAGCTCTAGGAGCAATTGGCAATACTGCTGCAAACATTGTAAGCGGTGTTGTTGGAATGTTCGGCGGCAGTACTGAACCGCCATGGGATAAAATTAAGGAATTTGGAGAGTTACAACTCAATACACAAGGTATAATTGCAAATGCTGGCGCAGTTAAAGCATACGCAGTTGCGATAGCAGATTTCCCTCAAACACCTGCTCCAAGTTTATTATCGTCATTTAAAACTGGTGTTGCTAGTTTCTTTGGAGCAGAAACAGATCCGTTTGCACCAATTAGAAATTTTGGAAATACAAGATTAAACACTAGACAAATTATTTCAAATGCTGGTGCAGTAAGTGCATACGCAGTTGCTATCAAAGACTTCCCTCAAACACCAGCACCGAGTTTATTATCGTCATTTAAGACTGGAGTCGCTAGTTTCTTTGGTGCAGAAACAGATCCGTTTGCACCCATAAAACGTTTTGGTGATACTACATTAAACACTGCACAAATTATTTCTAATGCTGGTGCAGTTAAAGCATATGCAGTTGCAATTAAAGATTTTCCAGAATCGCCGCAAGCAAGTGTACTAGGTGCATTTAAGTCAGGACTTGCTTCTTTACTTGGTGGTGATGCAGATCCAATGGCTCCAATCAAACGTTTTGGAGAGTTACAACTCAATACTGCACAAATCATTGCTAACGCATATGCCGTAAGTGCTTATGCTACTGCTATTAAAGACTTCCCCGAGTCACCACAAGCAAGCGTACTAGGTGCATTTAAAGGTGGACTTGCATCACTATTAGGCGGTGACAAAGATCCAATGGAGCCAATTAAACGATTTGGAGATTTAACACTTAACACAGCTGGTATTACTGCTAACGCTGCTGCTGTTAAAGCGTATGCAGATGCAATCAAAGACTTCCCTGAGTCACCACAAGCAAATGTATTAAGTGCATTTAAAGGTGGACTTGCATCACTACTAGGTGGTGACAAAGATCCAATGGCTCCAATTAAACGATTTGGAGATTTAACACTTAACACAACTGGTATAAAAGCAAATGCAGAAGCAGTAAGTGCTTATGCTACTGCTATTAAAGACTTCCCTGAATCTCCAAGTACTACGCTATTAAATTCATTTAGAACTGGTATTGCATCACTACTAGGTGGCGAAACTGACCCAATGGCGCCTATTAAAACGTTTGGCGATCTAACACTTAACACAGCTGGCATAAAAGCAAATGCAGAAGCAGTAAGTGCATATGCACTTGCTATTAAAGACTTCCCTGAATCTCCTGCAACTACTATACTAACATCACTGCGAACAGGTATTGCATCACTACTGGGTGGTGAAACTGATCCGTTTGCTCCAATGAAACGTTTTGGAGACTTATCTCTAAACACAACAGGTATTACTGCAAACGCAGGTGCTGTTAAGGCATTTGCAGATGCAATGGCTAATATGCCACAAGTTGACAGCACACGCTCAGGCGGCGTACTTGGAGCAATGAAAGATTGGTTTGCCGGTGAAGAAGAAATGCCATGGGACGCAGTATCAAAATTTGGTAGTGCTAAAATAAATGTTGATGGTGTAACTAATAATGCAGCCGCAATTAATGCAATGTCAACTTCTTTAAGCAATTTTGCACTAGAAAAACTTGACAGCGAAGGAATTATCAGTTATACTAATAGTATTAAAGATTTAGTTGCACAATTAAAAGCATTAAATGTTGAATTGAAGAAAGATAATGATGGTTTACTTACAGATAGAGCCAGTGCTGGCGAGCTATTAAACAACATTTCGCTAAGTACTAGTGCAGGAGCAGGCAATACAGGCGAAGTAGCATCGTTACTACAACAACTTATTGAGTTAACTATGCAACAATTAGAATTAGATGAAAAAATTGAGAAAAATACAAAAGATGCACGTGGTAGCAATCTATTAACATCAAATGTTACTATGTATTAAAGAGGAACACAAATGAGTTGGAAAAAATATTTTACACCGGTGCCAACAAGCAATAACCCTACAGGAGCCTATAGCCCTTTTAGTGGAAAATCTAATGGTATTCAAGCAGGTCCAGCTCGCACTAATTATTCAAGCTACTTACCTGATGTGTATGTAGGTTCACCTAATCGTGTTGAGCGTTACGGTCAGTATAACACTATGGATTTAGATTCAGAAGTTAACGCTGCATTAGATATCCTTGCCGAATTTTGCACACAAAAGAACAAACAAAACAATACATCTTTTATAATTGACTTTAAAACAAAAGCAACAAATACTGAAATTACAATTATTCAACAGTATTTGTTACAATGGGCAAAATTACAAGACTTTGATACTAAAATGTTCCGCACAATGCGTAACACCTTTAAGTATGGAGATCAATTCTTTGTAAGAGATCCAGAAACAAAACGTTGGTTTCATGTTGATCCAGCAAATGTGACAAAGATTATTGTAAACGAAAGTGAAGGCAAGCGTCCTGAACAATATGTAATTAAAAACTTTAACTTAAATTTTGTAGAAGGTGTTGCAACTACTCCTTACGAAACTAACGGCAACATTACCGGCGGCGGAGCAAACTATACTACTGGTGGTGTGCGAGGCATGGCAGGCAATCCTAACAACTCGATGAGTGGAAGTCGTTTCCAAAACGACCAAAATGAAATTACTGTAGATGCAGAACATGTTGTACATTTAAGTTTGAGTGAAGGATTAGACAATAACTATCCTTTTGGTAATTCGTTACTTGAAACTATTTTTAAAGTTTACAAGCAGAAAGAACTGCTTGAGGATGCGATTATCATCTATCGTGTCCAACGTGCGCCGGAGC